ACCTATTGACCCTGATGCTTAGGAGTTGTAGGGTAAGTTAATAAAGGGGAGCTATATGCTCCCTTTTTTTGTGTCTTGTAATCTGTAAACTAAAAAAAAATAAAAAAAAGTTGTAAAAAGGTTTGGTAGTTATAAACAAATGTGTATATTTGTACTATACAAATGGGGATAACACCTCTACGTTCTTTAAAATAAAACGACTTAAAAGCAAGGTAAAGTATCTGCAACTGTGGTTCTAACTGTGGTATAAAGATAGAAGTAAGGCAGACGTGCTTTTCCTAAAGTTCAAGCTAACGAGCAGATATGTTCTAACTCGAGGGTGATGTTAGTGTTCCTTTAGGGCAGCCACTTTAAACGATTAAAATTTATAACTTTAGTCAGCCGATACAATCCTGGCGTTCTGGGTATGACGTCTTCTAATATGCTAAAAGTACCCAAGCTACAAGCCCTGCCTATATGGTGGGGTTTTTTTTTGCCATATAGTAAATATTCATATTTGTACGTTATACTTATATGAAGATTGTATCAGTTTCACAAACACAGACATTTACGTATATACCAAGAGTATTTGCTACTGAAACTCTTACATATACTGTAACAGATGAGCAAACTAACAAATCAGAAACAATAACAGCTTCTACAACAGTTGATAGTAATAAGAATTACCTTACAGCTAGTATGACTTTTGGCAGCACTAATGCACCATTTAGAGAAGCACACTTTTATACTTTAGAGGTTAAGAAATCTGATGATACTCTAATATATAGAGATAAGTTATTTTGTACAGACCAAACACCTGTTACACAAAGTAGATATGATGTAAATGAGAATGTTTACGAAACAAATGATACACACGATAACGATTATATAGTATTATGATACACGCATTAAGTTTATCAAATTATGTAAGCCCTAGTATTGAAGAAAAGAAGAATAAGGCTTTTGTAACATACGGAGATAAAAACTCGTACTTTCAGTATCTTATAGATAGATACAATGGTAGCCCTACTAACAATGCTATTATAAACGCTTTAAGCGAGATGATATATGGCAAAGGTTTAGATGCTACTGATAGCAATAAAAAGCCTGATGCTTATGCACAAGCTATAACTTTGTTTCATAAAGATTGTGTAAGAAAATTAGCAAGTGATTTAAAGCTATTCGGACAATGTTCTATGCAAGTTATTTATTCTAAAGATAGAAAGAAAATAGCAAGGGTAGAGCATATGCCTGTTGAAACCCTAGCTGCTGAAAAGTGCAATGATAAAGGAGAAATAGAAGCATATTACTACTCTAGCGATTGGCAAAAATACAACCGTATTAACCAAGTGAAGCGCATACCTGCTTTTGGTATGAGTAATGAAGCTATCGAAATACTTTATGTTAAGCCTTACAGAGCAGGGTACAAATACTATTCTACACCTGACTATCAAGGTGGTTTGCAGTATGCAGATTTAGAAGAAGAAATATCTAACTTTCATATCAATAACATACAATCAGGTCTTAGCCCTAGTATGCTTATTAACTTTAATTCAGGTACTCCTAGTGCAGAAGAAAGAGAAATGATAGAAAGACGTATCTATGATAAGTTTTCAGGTAGTAGCAATGCAGGTAAGTTTATACTTAGTTTTAACGACAGCCCAGAAACAGCAGCTACAATAGACCCTGTACAACTTAGTGATGCACATAACCAATATCAATTTCTAAGTGATGAGAGCAGTCGTAAGATACTTGTAGCACACAGGGTAGTATCTCCTATGCTTTTAGGAATTAAAGACAATACAGGGCTTGGAAACAACGCTGACGAGCTAAAAACAGCCTCTACCTTAATGGACAATACTGTTATTAGACCTTTTCAGAACTTGCTCATAGATGCTTTTGATAAGATACTAGCGTACAACAACATATCACTTAATCTATACTTTAAGACATTACAGCCTTTAGAATTTACAGAGATTGACAATGACCTTGTAGATGATGAAACACAAGAAGAAGAAACAGGTATAAAGTTAGCTAGTGATTTAGATAAGTTTGTAGACACAGATATTGCTGATGCGCTTATAGATTTAGGACAAGACGAAGAAGAACTACTAAAGGACTTTGATGTTATAGATGAGCAAGAAGTTGATTATGACTTAGAGGATGAAGTAGAGAAAAAAATAAAAGAGCTAAACGAAGAACAGCTAGTAGAACTTGCTAACACAGGAAGCGCAAAGCCATACCAAGACAGTAAACAAGATGGTAAGAGTAGACAAAAAGGACAAGAGGATAAAGTTTACTTAGTAAGATATATGTACAATCCTGCACGTACTAAAGATACTTCTAGGGAGTTTTGTAAAAAGATGGTATCAGCTAAAAAGGTATATAGAAAAGAAGATATTAAGGCTATGGAAACTAAGGTAGTTAATTCTGGTTTTGGTAAAGGTGGTTCTGATACTTATTCTATCTGGCTTTATAAAGGTGGAGCTAGATGTAACCATAAATGGTTTAGACGTATTTACGCTAGAAAAGAGGGTAGTAAAAGTTTAGGGGATGTAATTAGTACAACAGAAGCTAAAAGTCAAGGCTTTAAGCCTGAAACAAATGCACAGAAAGTACCTGTTGCTCCTAAAGATATGAAGTATAAAGGTTATACTGCTGCTTATTGGAATAAAATGGGTTTTAAAAACTAAGATATGGCTACTGCATTATTTATAAACAGAACAGACCTTGTAAAGAATAGCATCTTAGATGGCAATGTAGATACTAATAAGTTTATACAATTTATCAAGATAGCGCAAGAGATACACATAAGAAACTATACAGGTAGTAAGCTATACGATAAACTACAAGCTGATATTATTGCAGGTACACTAACAGGAGATTACCAGACCTTAGTAGACGAGTATTTAGCACCTATGCTTATACATTTTGCAATGGTAGAGTATTTACCTTATTCAGCATATCAACTAAAGAATGGTGGACTATTTAAGCACACTAGCGAGAACGGAGAAACACCTAGTAAAGATGAGGTTGATTTTCTAGTACAAAAGGAACGTAATTTAGCAGAGTATTATACAACAAGGTTTATAGACCATATGAGTTTTAACAACAACTTATATCCAGAATATGAGCAGAACTCTGATGATGACGTATATCCTGATAAAGATAGTTTATTTAATGGGTGGGTTTTATGATTAGAATGTACAAACCAAAAAACAAAAATATAGTAAAATTAAAGAAGTTTATAAATGGCAACAGCTTGGGGAAAAGTAATAAACAATATAGGGTTCGGAACGATATACAATGAGAGTTGGGTAGGCGGATATCCCTTTGTTAGTATTGTAGGAGATGCAAACGACTTATATAAAAGAGTAAGTGGTACAATGGAAGCGCAAGAGTGCCTTGTAGAAACATTTAATAATTCAGTACAATGAGTATATACGATAAAGCAGGAGTAGTACAGATACCAAGCGGATATAGTGCAGGCACGTTATATAACGTACTTCCTAATACTGCTGATGGAGATTTTGATTTCACAAGAGGTTCATCTGCAACAAGAGTAAACAAAGACGGTCTTATAGAAAGCGTTGCTACAAACACGCCAAGACTAGATTACCCTTTAATTGACGGAGTAGTACAGGATTGTCCTGCTTTACTTTTAGAGCCGAGTAGAACGAACAATATGAGCCACAGCGAAGATTTTAGCGTATATGCTTCGGCAGCTGCAAGCAGAACAGCAAACGCAGGAACTTCGCCAACAGGGGAAAACAACGCTACTTTAATACACCCCTCTTCAAGTGGTAGTAACAGAGGTTTTTATAAATTTACAGCAACTTCTACAACAGCCACTTTATCGTGTTTTGTTAAAAGGTCAGGTAAAAATTTTGCTATTCTTGGAACTGATAACAACTCTACATACTATTGTGTTTTTGATTTAGAAAATGAGAATGTTGCCTACGAAGCTACAAACTATACAGGAAAAATCGAAAAATACTCAAATGGTTGGTATAGAATTTCATCTACTTACGTTTCAAGTACAGCACAAAATTACCCCTTTATTGGCGTAGCTGATAATTCAAGTGGTTCTGTTACTGTTGATGGTACAAATGGAATTTTAATCTTTGGTATGCAATATGAATATAATAGCTACGCTACTTCGTACATCCAAACAAGCGGTGCAGCAGTAACTCGTTCAGCAGATGTTTGTAATGGCGCAGGAACAAGTGCAGAGTTTAACGACAGCGAGGGGGTTTTGTTTGCTGAAATAGCAGCACTTGCAGATGATGCCTCACTTCGATTAATTCAAATAAATGATGGCTCTACTGTAAATAATATGGTAACGCTTGGCTATAATAGTGCTTCTAATCAATTATTAGTGCAAATTAGAAGTGGTGCGGGTACAACAAATGCTTTTACTCATAATATAACAGATGTTACCCTTTACAATAAATTAGCTTTAAAATATGAACAAAATACAGCAACTTTATATGTGAATGGTTTTGAAGCATTTTCAAGCTCAATCACAGCAACACCTATTGGGTTGTCTGAATTAGATTTTGATTATAATGGTGGGTTCCCTTTCTACGGAAAAGTAAAACAGCTGATATATTTTAACGAAGCACTAACCGACAGCGAACTAGAACAATTAACAAGCTAATGGAATTATTTAAGAAATACGAGTTTGATAGCCAAGAACAGGCAGAAAGCAAAATAGCTGCTTTACCACACAATACAGATGATGAGGGTAACGAATGGCTAATAGGTAATCACACTATTGTAAAATTAGGACACATAGTAACTCAAGAGGGTGTATATGAACATACAGAAGATGGAGATATAGTAGAGGTAACTCCACCTGTATATGCAGACAAATATTCTGTTGATGTTCTTTGGAGAGGTTTAGATAGCAGCCCTTATGGTTGGACATCTTACGAAATTACAGTAGAGGGTAACGGAGTACATACATTTTTAGGCAGAAACTTTTAATACTTAGTAAATGGCTACCGAACTAAACGAGGGAACACAGGTAACACTAGATTTAAAAACAATAGTAATGGTAGTTGCAGGTGCTATCTCTTTAGCAGCTATGTACTTTGCTTTAAAGGCAGAGATTGAACTAGCAAAGGAGTTGCCAGAACCTACAATCAGCAGGACAGAGTATGACCTAAAAGACCAACTTATCCGAGAAACTATTATGAACACTCAACAAAAGGTTGAGGAGAATAGTGCTAAGTTGGATAAGATAGATGAGAAGCTATATGAAATAATAGAAAGAAAATGAAACTATTTATAGCTTTACTGTTTACTTGTTTTGTCTATGCACAGGACTTTACAATAGTGCAGATAAATGCTGAATGGAACGAGCGTAACAAAATAGAATTGCCTTTTAGAGTAGAGGGTGCTAATGTTATTTATGGCTATTTAAAAGACCAACCTAAGAGCTTACAGAAATCAGTAAGAGTTGTACCTGTTGTAGTTTTATACAAAGATAACAAGCCAATAAGACAATGGGTAGCAGATATTAGTTTTAAGATAAAACTTAGCAAAGAAGAACTTATAGAGCAGATTAAGAAAGAGATTAATAAGCAAAAGTCATAACTTTAAGGCATTATAATAACCTATGAAGTATTTTAATTACACAGAGTTTGATAGCCCAGATGTACAGGGTTCAGGGCAGCTAATGGATGAAACTTTATTGCAGATGCTAGACGAGGTAAGAGAAAAGTTTGATAAGCCTATACACATTACAAGTGGTTATAGAACTGCTGCACATAATGAAGCTGTTGGTGGTAAGATGCCTGATGAAAATGGTAATGGTGGAAGCAGCCATTTAAGAGGTTTAGCAGTAGACATATCTTGTAAGAATAGCAAAGATAGATTTGACTTAATTAACTGTCTTTTAGATGTAGGGTTTAGTAGGATAGGAATAGCAAAGACCTTTATACACGCTGACATAGATACAGATAAGGTACAAGGTGTAATTTGGTTGTATGCGTAGTATTGCAATAATATCTCTGTTCCCTACTGCATTTATAGGTGGTGTATCTTACTATCCTAGCAATGAAGAATATCCTTATGAGGAATTTAATCTTTATTTATTCTTAATTCAGATACAAGTTAGAACATATGAAAAAGAAATTCAAGGACACTAAAGTAGGTAAGTTTCTTATAGGCGAGAAAGGTTTGTTTAAAAATATAGGCGATACATTGCCTGATAGCGGCTTTTTAGGCGTTTTAAAGAACTTAATTAGTAAGGAGAATACTCTTAGCCCATTTGAAAAAGAAAAGGCGTTAGAACTGCTTAAAATGGATGAGCTAGAAATGGAGCAAGTAACTAAGCGTTGGGAAGCAGATATGTCTAGTGATGTTAAACTAGCAAAACTTACAAGACCTTTAACTTTAATTTACTTAACAATAGCAACTACTGTATATATTATTTTAGATAGTTTTGATTTAGGTTTTAATATAGATGCTGCTTGGGTAGAACTTCTTAAAACTTTGCTTGTTACTGTGTATGTAGCATATTTTGGTAGCAGAGGTTTTGAAAAGTACAATAAAATTCGTAAGTAATATATAGCTATATATATCTATATACTATATCTAATATATAATATATACTAATATATAAGTATACTAATATATATATACTAATATAATACAACTAATATAATAAAAATAATATATATAAGCTGATATATATTTAGCTAAGGTATGTACGTTTATAAGTATATTTTTTGATGTTTAGTTGTATGCTTATCTTTGATTTATGATAGAGAAAATAATAATCCAAGACATTACAGATAAAGAAAAAATTGATAAGCTCTTAGAATTAGATTGTAATATGTACACTAATTTAGGAGCTGATAGCACAAAGACAGAAAAGCAAGAAGTTAAAAGAATGAGTAAAAAGATTTACAGAGCTATCCAGAATATAAATGAAGCAATAGGTAAATCACTTATTCAAGCTATGGACAAATGACTAGGAAAGGTGTAGTAAAAAAGTTAGATGCAGTATTTAGTGAGTACATCCGTAGGAAGTATGCAGATAAAAATGGTATTGTAAAATGCTACACTTGTAATAAAAAAGCCTATTGGAAAGGTGAGGGTATGCAGAATGGACACTTTATAAGTAGAGCAAGTAGAGCTTTACGTTGGGATGAAGATAACTGTAGACCACAATGCTATGCTTGTAACTGTATGCGATATGGACAAAATTATTTATTTGCTATGAACCTAAATAAAGAGTTTGGTTATGACAAAGCAGATGAATTGTTAAATAAGAGCAGAGAGATAGTAAAACACACTACTCCAGAACTTTTAGAAAAGATAGATTACTACAATGAGCAATTAAAAAGTATTTAAAGTATAGCCTGTGCTTACAGGTTAGTTTCTCTATATGTTTGTTTGAAATTAGGGTTAGTTTTATACTAGCCCTTTTTTTATTAGTTTTTTTTTATAACTTTGGCATATGACATATAATTATGATTTATTAAGGCTAAGAGAAGCAGAAGCCTTAGCACTTCGAAAAAAAGTAGAGGAGCTAGAAGCAAAAATAGAGATACTAACATCTAAAATAATGACAAGTGAAATATACGAGTAAGATTACAAGCATAAATAAAACGGATAGTTTTAATACGCAAGATGGAAAGGTTATGAATAAATATAATGTAACCTTTGCTAATGGACACAATCCCCACATATATAAAATAGGGGAGTTTAGCTATGAAGTAGGAGATGAGATAGATTATGACCTAGACCAAGCTAAGAACAAGGCTAAGATACTAAGCAAGAAAAGCTATAACACTAATCAAGCTACACAGCCTAAAGGCAATTACTCAAACCCTAAAGATGATGTACAAAAGTATATTATAAGACAAAGTAGTTTAAATAGAGCTACTGACCTTACACAAGGCAAAGAGTATGATGTAAATGAAATTCTTAACTTAGCTAGAATTTTCGAGAACTATGTATATAATGGATAAAAATAATAAAATGACTAAAGTATTTGTAGA